AAAAGAGTACAATGAATTACAAGTAATTACGAGAATCAAGGAGTAAAAGATCGTGTCGAATAAACTTACGATCAAGGGCTTGAAAAGGTTCATAAAAGTTATTACGACTGGCGGCGGAGCGTCCGGTTTTTTGAATCAGGAGTTGGTAGCTGCTTTTATTGATGTTGTTCGTGAAGAGAACATGGTTCGTCAATTATTTCCTATAATTCAAATGCGTGCGAAAACTCGGACGATGCCTAAAATTTTGACTGCGACTAAAGTGTATTATCAATCGTCCGAGGGAACTGTTGGTCAAGAAACCAGTTTCACTTCTACTCAGATGACGCTTACGGCTAAGAAATTTTTCGCATGGCTGGAAATTTCTGAAGAGACTTTTGAGGATTCTCTTGGCGACATGGAAGATACTATTCTAACTATGTTTGCTAAGGGACTGGCGGATGCTGAAGAGCAGGTGTTTTTGGTTGGTGATGTAGATTATCCGCATACTACATCTTCGGAAGGAAGTGCTTCTCCCACTGTTTGGTTTAATAAGGATGCGCGTTTGGCTTTTGACGGGTTGCTCACTATTGGTATTGAATCTGGAACTCGTCAGGTTGTAAATGGCGACATGACTTCTGATGTTGTTCGTGAAGCTATTTATCGCATGGGGAGATATGGTAAAAGAAGTCGGGATCTAATTCTTTTCTTGAATCCTTGGTCTTCTAACCAATTGCTCGGTGATACGAAGATGGTTACTGTAGATAAATATGGGCCTAACGCTACAGTTAAAACCGGAGAAATTGGAAAGGTCTTTAATCAGGTAGAGACTTTTCAAACTGATTATATCCCGGATACTAAAAGCGTTATGACTATTAAGAGTAATCCTATTATCGGAGATCGTAGGCGAGTTAAGTTGGCCGATGACGTGGTGATCAAAAACGATACTAAGTTGTGGGCTATTAGCGAGCGTGTAGCTTTTGATGTACAATATGATTCGGCTGTGATAGCTCTTACTAAGCTTACTGCTCCTACTGCGTCTTAATTTTGATTGTTTTTTGGTGAAAATTAGAATGCTGATAAGGGGCGCGAACAAAAGCGCCCTTTTATTTTTTTAAAGGGAGTTTAATTTAAAATGTTAGAAAGAAGTGATAGACGGCGGTTAACAGAATCGGAAATTAATAGGCGCATAAGAAATTCTAAAAAAGACAATATTGAAAGCAATATAGTTTTAGAAAAAGATCATAATAAAAACGTTGTGATAGAAAATACGTTATCTCTACCACCGTCTCATCAATTTGAACTGACTGGAATTAGAATTAAAAATGAGAAAGATAAAATTATAATTACTATTTCTAAAGATGAAATAAGTAAATTAAATACTTTTGAATTGGCTAATAGATTAGGGATGTTGACCTGTCCTATTTTTTTACAAAAGGATCAAAAAAATAATATATATCAAATAAAAGAAATAAAATTGAAAGCTATGCCTAGAATTGGAGTATTTATGAATAATACTCGCCATTATAGTGGGGGAAGATATTACGCTATTATGGTTTGTAAATTGTTAGCATCTATAGGATGCGATGTTACAGTAATTACAGATAGACAGCCATTTTTTCTTAAAGATTTTGATCTTATTGACGATGCTAATAAATTAAAATTTAGGACCGATGTAGATGAAACTTTGTGGGCTTCTAAAGATCATAAACCTTTATTTGATTTTGTTATAGGGGTTCCTAATGCAGCGGGAGTTCATGGGTTTAATTATGCTAAAAAATGGAATTTACCAGTTTATATGATGATTTTTGAAACTCCTAATTATGTGTCCGAACATAGAGGTGGTTTAGATAGTGGCGAGGGATATTGGTCGGAATATAAAAAGTGTTTGTCGGAATGTGATAAAATTATTTGTTTGGCCGAAGTTCCTATGGCCAAGGCTATAGAATGGCTTTCTGTATACAACATTCCCAAAGAAAGATTTGTTTATTTGTATCCCGCTATTAATACTTATGCCGCTGATTTGGTTCCAGAATGTGAAGAAAAAAATGAAATAACTTTTATAGGCAGGCATGTTGATTTTAAAAATCCTGTTCATGTGGTGAAGGCAGTTTCCAGATTGTCAGAAACATTAAGACCTGAAATTAATTTTGTAGGAACTCATAGCGAGAACACTAGAATATTAATTTTAGAGACTGCTAAAAAATTTAAAATAAAAGTTAATTTTTACGCTAACGTTAATGATGTTGACAAGTTTAAAATAATCAAACGGTCTAAAATTATTTGCATTCCTACTTCTTTTGAGGGATTTGGAATACCACCGGCTGAAGCTATGTATTGCGGTAAACCCGTTATAGCTTACGATATTCCTGTTATCAGAGGTGTATATAAAAATTTTATTAAATACGCCCCTTTATCAGATATAGCGGCTATATCTAATGAGATTAAAAATTTATTAATTGATGATTCTTACAGAAAAGAATTTGGAGCGTCAGGTAAACGTCATTCTATTAATATTTGTCATCCTAGAGTTCAAAGAAGAAATATTAGAAATGTTATTTTGAATCAAGGTCATTTACCTATTTCAGTAGGAATGATTGCCTTGAACGCTTCCGATACTATAGAATTTTCTTTAAAATCTGTATATAATGTTGTAAATGAAATTCTTATTGTGGAGGGGGCGGTAGCTGATTACGCTAAAGCTAATCCCGATATGGTGAATAAACATGGTGGAAGTGTAGATACTACTTTAGATATAATTAAAAATTTTCCAGATCCGGAAGATAAAATAAAGATTTTAGATTCAAATAGATTGTATCGAAATAAAATGGAAATGCAAAATATTATTGCCGATAATGTTACTGGCAAAATTTATTTAAAGGTAGATTCGGATGAAGTTTATAAAGAGTCTGATATTGAGAGGATAAGAAATGAGTTTCTAATAGATCCTAATTTGACAATTTTCCGTTATAAGTTTTTTCATTTTTGGAAAGATTTAGGTCATCATGCTATGGGTGGGCAGTGGGAATCCAAGATGACTCGATGTTGGAGGTGGCAATCTGATTTCAGACATTCGGAGAATATGCCAGGGGGCTTTAATTTTTTCTTTGATAAAAATGACGATGTTGTTGATGATAAAAAATATAAAGTTAAGGAAACTGATGATAGGTTGGTTTATCATTTAAATTATGCTATTCATAAACCAGAAAAAATTAAAGCTAAAATAAATTATTATAAAAATAGAGGAATAGAAAAGAATGTTGTTGATACATGGAGTAATTGGAAACCTGGGCGACCCACTAGTCCTACGCATGGTGGAGGTTCTGTTGAAAATTTTTCCGGGAAACTTCCTTTTGTTCTTGAGAAAAATATTGATAAAAAAGATTTGAGGGTAAGAGAAAAAACTGAGAATAATATGAGTTTGATGGCGAGTCCCTCTATTACTCGTTTAGTAGATAAGCGTAGAAGTAGTTCTTGGACTGTAGGTATGATAGTCTTAAATGAGAAGCAATTGATAGAAAATAATTTAAGAAGTTTGTTAAGTTGGAAAAGAGTTGAAAAAATTGTAGTAGTGGAGGGGGCTGATTTTAAATACCCTAAAGAAAGAGTATCTGCTTCGGGTTTGTCTACGGACGGAACTTCCGAAATATTAGAAAAGTTGAGTAAAGAGTTTAGTCAGTTAACGTATATAAAAAAAGGTTTTGTTAATTCTAAGCAAGAGCTTAGAAATTCTTATTTGGAAAATGCCGAGGGTACTCATTTATTAGTAGTTGATGCTGATGAATTTTATTCTGGTAATGATCTTGTCAAATTATGTAAAGAAGTTGAATCGTCCCCTGAAGATATAATAGCTTGGGAATTTGAGAGAGATAATTTGAGAGATAAAATTTATGGTGGCATTGTTCATTTTTGGCATTCTATTAAATATAGAGCGGTAGGCGGATATTATTCTATACCACACCAAAGAATTTTTAAGTTATTGCCAGGGATGAAATATATCGACAGTCATAATTTTCCATCAGATGAAAATAGAATTCGTTTCGATTGCATGAGAAATAAATGGAGCAAAGTGAGTGTAAGATGTTATCATGCTGGATTCGTTAAAGATTTTGCAAATACTAGAGATAAGCAAGATTATTATTATAATCGCGGTGAGAAAGTAACTAAGCCTATGTATTCTGATACAAGGGAGTTATGGTTTAATTGGGATGGAAGAACTATGGAATTTCCGAATGTAAATGTTAAAATATTGGAATATAAAGGGTATATTCCTGATGCTTTATTGGAGTGTGTTCAATGATAGCTATAATAATACCAGCTTTTAATAAGTTGGGATTAAGTCAAAAATGCGTGGAATCGGTAAGGCGATGGTGTTCTGATACAAAATATAGAATATTTTTTGTAGATGATTGTTCTACTGACGAAACTTCTAACT